GTTCTTGCAAACAAAGGTGCAATTGCAAGAGAGATGATTGCACGTATTGTTACCATGCTAGAATCAGTTCCTTTCTTTTTACAGCCCGGCGTTAAGATTCTTAACAAAGGTTCTATAGAATTTGCAAACGACTCGAAGGTTGTTGCAGCTGCGACATCTTCAAGTTCGATTCGTGGTATGTCTATTAACTTACTATATCTAGATGAGTTTGCATTCGTAGAAGACGCTGCAACTTTCTATACTGCAACATATCCAGTGGTAACATCGGGTAAAGAATCTAAGGTTATCATTACATCTACTGCAAACGGTGTTGGTAATATGTTTCATAAAATATATGAGAGTGCAGTACACGGACAATCAGAGTACAAAGACTTTCTTATTAACTGGTTTGATGTGCCGGGCCGAGATGAGGAATGGAAAGAACAGACTATTGCAAACACATCTGAAGCACAGTTCGAGCAGGAATATGGTAACTCATTCCTAGGAACTGGTAATACTCTTATTAATAGTAACACACTATTAGAAATGAAAGCAGTAGATGGAGAGTATGAGAAAGATGGGTTTGTTATGTATAATAGACCAGCAGAAGGACATGAGTACATATGTACAGTTGATGTTGCCAAGGGTAGAGGTATGGATTGGTCTACATTTACTATCTTCGATGTGTCCACACAACCCTTTAAACAGGTTGCTGTATATCGAGATAACATGATAAGTCCCCTTCTCTTCCCCGATATTATAAATAAGTTTGTAACACCTTATAATAAACCAATTGTTATAATTGAGAATAATAATGAAGGTGCTATGGTGGCAAACCAATTACACTATGATATAGAATACGAGAACGTCTTTACTCAAGGTTTTGCAAAAGCAGAAGACATCGGAGTTACGATGTCGAGAAAGATTAAACGAATCGGTTGTTCTACAATGAAAGAGTTGTTAGAAGAACATAGATTAGAACTCGTAGATAGACCTACTATCACCGAGCTTATGACCTTCATAAATAAAGGTACTAGTTTTGAAGCTGATAGAGGATATCACGATGACATGGTAATGAATGTTGTCATGTTTAGTTGGTTTATCACCACAGAATATTTTTATCACTTAACAGACACACAAGTTAAAGACTTGTTGTATGCAGAACAACAGAAGATTATTCAAGATGACTTGCTTCCAGCAGGTGTATTTGGAGAACCGACTGAACAAGCTGCATCGTTTGTAGATAATCAAGGTGATAGATGGTATCACAAAAACATGTAGTAATAGTAATAATGCTATTAGTAGGAAATTAAAAGTTATAAATAAAACAGTAAACAACTTTTTACATTAACAGGAGAAAAAGTATGGCATTTCAAGTATCACCAGGCGTACAGGTCAAAGAGGTTGACCTTACAAATGTTGTACCAGCAGTATCAAGCACAAGTGGTGCTTTCGCTGGTTCATTCCAATGGGGCCCTGTTGATGAAGTAAAGACAGTTTCAGACGCAAAGGGTTTAGTCGATGAGTTTTCAGAACCAGCTAATACTAACGCTGGAGCAGAAGACTTCTATTCAGCAGAAGCATTTTTAAGATATGGTTCATCATTAAGAGTAGTAAGAGTTAACTCAACAGGTTTGTTTAGTGCAAACAGTGGTGGGTCAAATTCTTCACTTCTAAAAAATCACGATGAATATGTTCAATCATACGAGAGTGGAGCTCTCGTTGGTACAGTAGGACAGTGGACATCTAGATGTGCTGGTTCTTTAGGTAATTCACTTAAAGTTTCAGTATGTGCTTCATCCGATGCATATTACAATGATGCAGCGACTACAACTAGTGGAGAGGAAGCAGCTGGTCAAACAGTTATCACTCTTGCAACTGGTGGTGGTGCATTATGTAAAGTAAGAGACATCGTCACATTCGGTGCAATCACACAACAGTACAGAGTTACAGCAATCAACTCAGACAACATCACAGTCGAAGCAATAGGTCAACCAACAGGTTCGGGTCTAATTGCTACAGTGGCAAGTGGAACAGCAGTTAATAGATACTGGGAATTCTACTCATCTTTCGACAAAGCTCCAGGCAAGAGTGCATCTGCACTTGCAGCTGGTGGTTCAAATGACGAAATACACGTAGTAGTTGCTGATGAAGATGGAACAATCACTGGAATACCTCACAGCATTTTAGAAACATATGCATTCGTGTCAATGGCATCAGATGCTAAAGACGCATCAGGCCAATCAAATTATTACAAAAAAGTAATTGGTAACAAATCAGAATGGGTATATTGGAGTGGACATAACACTGCAATGATTACTCCAGCAAACCAAGACAGAACTCACTTGGCATCTGCTACAACATCATTCTTGTTTCCAACATTACCAATGACAGCATCCCTAGCAAATGGTGCAGATGGAAGAACTCCAACTGCAGCTCAGAAGTACGGTGCATGGGAAGACCATTTCAAAGATGGGGATTTACATGACATCTCATTCTTGATTGTTGGTTCAACAATATGTGATAACGGTAGTGGTACAGACCAAGATACAATTGCAGACTGGACAACACTTGCTAACCAAGCAGTATTAGTTGCAGAAAATAGAAAGGATTGTATTGCAATCGTTTCTCCAAGACGTGCAGACGTTGTTGGTGTTACTTCAGAGTCAACACAAGCATCTAACGTTATTACAACTGCAAGTACAATGTCTTCAAGTTCATATGCCGTAATCGACAGCGGTTGGACATACCAGTATGACCGATTCAATGATAAGTACTGTTACGTACCAGCTAATGGTCACACAGCAGGCATCATGGCAAGGTCAGACCTTCTTAGAGATGCATGGTTCTCACCAGCAGGATTCTCTAGAGGACAATACCTAGGTATCACAAAACTTGCATTCAATCCTTCACAATCATCAAGAGATGACTTGTACAGAGCAAGAGTCAACCCAGTAGTAACATTCCCAGGCCAAGGTACAATCCTTTATGGTGATAAGACTGCATTAACAAGTCCTTCTGCATTCGACAGAATCAATGTAAGAAGATTGTTCATCGTCCTAGAAAAGGCAATATCAACTGCAGCTAAATCACAACTCTTTGAATTCAACGATGCATTCACAAGAGCTCAATTCAGAGCAGCTGTTGAACCTTTCTTAAGAGATGTTAAAAACAGAAGAGGACTAGTAGATTTCTCAGTAGTTTGTGACGAAACAAACAACACTGATTCAGTCATCGATAGAAACGAATTTGTATGTTCTATCTTTGTGAAACCTTCTAGAAGTATTAACTTTATCACTCTTAACTTCGTGGCTGCAAGGTCGGGGGTTGAGTTTAGTGAAATATATGGTGCAGTTTAAGGAGATAAAACATGGCAACAATAGACCAATTTAAAGCACAACTAGTCGGTGGTGGCCCAAGAGCTAACCGATTTAGAGTATTCCTACCTAGAGCTGGTAACAATATCGAGTTCATGTGTAAGGGTGCAAACATCCCAGCAGGAACTTTAGGCGAAGTCATCATTCCTTTCAGAGGACATAACCTTAAACTAGCAGGAGAACGTACTTTTGCAGACTGGTCAATAACCATCATCAATGACATGGAATTTTCAGCAAGAACTGCTCTAGAAGCATGGCAGACTGAAATTCAAGCAATGGACAGTGGTGAAGGTGCTACAACAACGGACTACTTATTAAGTAGAGCGTTTGTAGAACAGTTAAACAAAGACGACTCTGTACTAGCGAGATATGAGTTCTTCAACATGTTCCCTAAAAACATCGGTGAAATAACATTAGGTTATGACACAGTAGATGCAGTAGAGGAATTTACACTTGATTTAACCTTCTCTCACTGGGAAAGAGTTCTTTAAGAACAGTGAATAACACCACTTTTAGGTGGTATAAATAATAGTATGGAATTTTTAGGATTTGAAATATCCCGTAAAAAGGATGAACTAAGAGCGAAGGAGTTGCCGAAGGCACCTTCTTTCGTTCCACCAGTTGACGATGACGGTACGCCCGTCATTCAACAACAAAGTGGTTTCGTGGGTGGTGGAGCATACGGTGCTTACATCGACATGGAAGGTGGTATCAAGAATGAGGCAGAACTCATTCGTAGATATCGTGAAGTATCTTTGGTGCCAGAATGTGATTCTGCAATCGAAGATATAGTTAATGAGTGTATCACATCGGATAGTTCTGATAGGATAGTCACACTCGACCTCAGAGATGTTAAACTCTCTGATAGTATCAAAACAAAGATACAAAACGAGTTTTACAACATCCTATCAATGATGAAGTTCAATCAGAACTCTCATGAAATTTTCCGAAAATGGTACGTAGATGGAAGGGTATACTTCCATAAGGTCGTTGACGCTAAAAAACCTAAAGGTGGTATAGTAGACCTAAGAAACATTGACCCTATTAAAATTAAGAAGGTCAGAAACATTGAGAAAGAAAGAGACCCCAAGACTAAGCTCGAAAGGATTTCAGCGATAGAAGAGTTTTTCGTTTTCAATGATAAGGGTTTTGATAAATCCAGTGCAGCGGAAGGAAACACTGTACGAATTGCACCCGAGGCAGTTACTTATACGACTTCGGGATTACTTGACTACACTAAGAACGTAGTCATCGGGTATCTGCACAAGGCATTGAAGACTGCAAATCAGTTATCAATGATGGAAGATGCACTTGTTATCTATAGGATATCAAGAGCTCCCGAAAGAAGAATATTCTACATTGACGTAGGTAACCTTCCGAAAGCAAAAGCAGAACAGTATCTTGCTGATGTAATGAACCGATACAAGAACAAGTTGGTTTACAATGCAGATACAGGTGAAATCAAAGATGATAGAAAACATATGAGTATGTTGGAAGATTTTTGGTTGCCTAGAAGAGAAGGTGGTAGAGGAACAGAGATTACTACATTGCCAGGCGGTCAAAACCTAGCAGATATAGATGATATCGAATACTTCAAGAAGAAGTTATATCAGTCTCTAAATGTACCTTCATCTAGAATGGAAGCAGACAATGGGTTTAACATGGGTCGTGCTTCAGAGATTTCTAGAGATGAACTTAAGTTTAATAAGTTCACAAACAGACTTCAGAAGAAGTTTGGAAGAGTTTTTACAGATATTCTTAAGACACAATTAGTACTTAAGGAAATTGTAACAGGAGAAGAGTTCGATAAATTCAAGGACTTTCTCTTGTATGATTATGCAACCGACAACCATTTTACAGAGTTGAAGGATGCAGAGATTTTAAGAGAGAGACTAGATACTCTCTCACAGGCAGCTGACTATGTTGGTAAATACTATTCAGACGAGTATGTTAGAAAGTATATACTGAGACAGACAGAAGAAGATATCCGTATCATTGACCAACAGATTAAAGATGAAGGTGGCAATGAAGAGGGTGGTAACGAAGACGATGACGACTTCGGTGGTTTTTAGGAGTAAATTATGAGTAGCGAAATATCAAAACAAATCGTTGACCAAATAGAAGCAGGTCAACTTGAAGCTGCAAAAGGTTCTATCGGTGATGGAATTAAGAAAGCAGCTGCAGATGCAGTAGACATGAAGAGAGTTAATGCTCAAGTCGACTGGATGGATACACCACAGGAACCTACAGGAGAGTAAGGTGAAGTCATTTAGAACAGTACAATCTGAGTTGAACGAGGCAAAACTAAAATTGCCTAGTGGTTCAAAGGAGCTCAAGGTTGATGTTTTAAAGATTGGTGGAAAGAAAGTTTCAGTTTCTTTTGTACAGAACAAAAGAAATAAAGTAGATGTTTATATGGATGGGAATTTGTTTAGTGGTGATTCACCTTACAAAGATTTGAAATCTGCTGAAAAAGAGATGAAAGACATTAGAAAGATTATGTCAAACATGTCTGAAGAAGGAATAAACATAGAGGAAATAATACATGAAATTAATATCAGAGTATAACGATTATCAAATGACACCAGTTGTCATCGAAGAAAACGCAAAGGGACAGAAGGAATACTTCATCGAAGGTGTTTTCATGCAGTCTGAAATTAAGAACCGTAACGGACGTGTATATCCTAAAGAGATAATGGAAAAAGAAGTAAACCGTTACAGAAAAGAATTCGTTGAGAAAGATAGAGCATTTGGAGAACTCGGACATCCCGAGGGCCCGACTATTAATCTTGACAAAGTGTCACACTTAATCACATCTTTAGAAGAAGATGGTAACAATTATGTGGGACGTGCAAAGATTTTGAGCACACCAAACGGTCAAATCGTAAGAAATTTGATTGATGACGGTGCCAAACTAGGAGTATCATCTAGAGGATTAGGTTCCTTGGAAGAAAAAGGTGGAGCTCAATACGTAAAAGGGGACTTTCAATTAGCAACAGCAGCCGATATAGTTGCAGACCCTTCTGCACCCGAGGCCTTCGTTGAAGGTATATACGAAGGTGTAGAGTGGATTATGTCTAATGGTATATTGAAAGCAGTTGATTCAGAGAAGATGCGAACCGAATTAAGGGGTGCTAAACTGAATAAATTGGAAGAAACCAAGTTAAATCTATGGAAAAGGTTTGTTGAAAGCCTATAACATATAAATAAAAAAGTAAACTCAAACAGGAGAAAAACATGGCAGAGTTAGAAAATAACCTAGAAAGTACAGAAGTAGAAGTTTCTGAAGAGAAGCAACCTACAGATGGTGCTCAAAAAGGTGACGCGAAACCTGTTAAGCAAGGTTCATCAGATGCCGAGAAAATCGAAAGCGGTAAAGCTGAAGTCGTCAAACCCGAAGAAAATCCTGTTGACAAAGCAGTTGATGCACA